CTCCTGCATCAATAACAATAGTTCCATCTAAAACAATTTGTTGTCCTGCTAAAGGTGTTATATTTAAGTCTGTACCTGCTGTACTCGATATAGTGTTGCCATCAATGTTTAAATTATCAACTTGAAGATCACCTGTTACAAGTACATTACCTGTTACATCTAATTCTTTGCCTGATGCTGCTGCACCTCCAATACCAACACCTGCTGTAGATAAAAATAAAATACTATTATTGCCTGACCCATCGGTTATTTGTTGGGCAGTAGATGTAAGTATAGTATTAGCACTTGTCTTTAAGAGACCTACATATGTTACCGATATTTGTGTATTTGTTAATGTTGCCATTGACTTTTAAATATGTTATTAATTTTTCAATATTTTTTTTCTTTACCTTATACTTCATAATACCCAACCATTGAATAGAGCATCTTTATCAGGATGAATGTCATCATTTGAATTACTTGTATATTCTGGAAACAAGTTTTGATTAAAGCTCATATAATCAATAAATCTTCTTGTATAGTATTCTGCTATATCTCTATGTTTTTCTACTAGGTAATCTACTTCTTCTTTACTAACACTCTCTGCATTTTCGCTAGTATGTTTGCTTATACCACCATTTTTTATTTGGTATGCTGCAAAAGGTAAATAATCAACCATAGCAAAATGTATAAGCATAGGGTGTAAAAAATTATTTACTAGATTTAAATAATTACCTGTTAGTGATGCACCTCCTGTACCTAATATATCGGTGCTTATTTTATTGTATAGATCAGTACCAAGATAATTTCTAATATGTATTTGTTGAGCTATTTTAACAAATCCAATAAATTTATCTACATCAACATTGCCATCAATGATTGAGTTTCTTTTTAAGTCTATTGGTTTTATGAATAATGCTGTTGCCATCTCTTAATTTTTAAATCCCATTTTATTCCAATATGCAGATGTATAACCTTTGTTAGGCATATTACGAGGTGCAATAGATACTTTTTTAGCATTTTTTTCAGGTCTGAAACCTTTTTTTATAGCAGATGTTGTACTTACTGTATCACCCAAAGATTTACTGCCTTCTTTTCTTGCATATATTTTACGAGTCCAACGATGGGAACATCGAGAACCTCCCTTATACAGCCAAATAGAATATGTATTAGCACCATCTTTTCCAAATCCTGCATTTACTACTTTATTATCCATTGCCTTTATATCTTCTTTACGATAAACCTTTTTTGCGTTCATCATCTTAATACAAAATTCTCTTGATCTACCTTTTTTAGTTTTATAAGCACCACTATAAGGTGTGTACATATATCTTACTAAAAAGATTGTATCTTCTTGACCTTTCTTTTTTGATTTACCATCTTGTTTACTGTCTCTGTATGGTTTTGCACTACCTGTATTGGCAAGTTCTGTTTTTTCGTTTAACTCTGCTATCTTTTGATCCAATTCGTTTTCTGTTTCATAATCAACCTCAAACTCATCAATAACATCATAATCTTTTAAAAGTTCTTCTTCATCTTGCCCTAAATCTATTAAAGCGTTTGCAACATCATTATCTATGTACTTATCTAAATTACTTCCCAAGTGTACACAACAAGCATCCTCGCTTAATTTAACACCTGTTTCTTCTTCTTTCGTTGCTTCATCCTCTACATTCTCTAGGTCTGTAAATTCAAGCGGTTGTAGGGTCTTAAAATAAAGTTTTAATGATATTTTATTGTAAGCTAGTATTTGATCAAAAGCATCAATAAGTAAATGTTGGAAGGGTCTTATAACTGTATTGTCTAATAATATAGATGCGGTCTTTAGTTCATCTGCATTGTTTCCTAAACCTGATTGATCTTTTATACCAATAAGCATTGGACTTACTATTCTATGACTAACCATAATTTTTCTTGTGCTTTCTTCACTCAAGAATTGATATTGTTGGTGTGCATCCGATAACTGTACAGGATCAATACTCGCTGCTGTTTCTGCATTGTCGTTAAAAGCAAGAATAAATTTACCTGCATTACTGCTTCCAGAAAACTTTTGTGATATTCTTCTTTCTATCAATTCTCTTTCTTCTTCATTTGGCACACCATTGTTGAAATTTATAAGCATACTTGGAGACATACCATTCATTATATTATTTAAATGAAAATTACCTACTTCCTCCTCAAGCTCTGCATATTGTAATCCACCTTGATAATCTACTGGACTATAAAAAAAGAATCCTGCTCTATATGGTTTTATGTAAAGTATTTCTATTGCTTCTTTACTTTTACCAAATGATGGTATTCTTTTTAATTTGCTTGTAGGTTTATATTCAGACCAATCAGAAAAATAATAATAAGCATCAATCTCTCCTTTATCATTTGCTTTTTCTGCTCTTAATGTTTCTACTGGAAAATGCTCTATTTGTGCTATTGTCTTTCTGTCTTTTGAATAAATGACTTGTAAAGAACATTGACCCATTAGTTTCAAATCATAACATAATTTCCTTACACAATCATTATTAAATAAAGATATCATCTTTGCATATTGATCTGGTTTTTTATTGCTATCTGTAGCATCTAAACCTTTACCAAATATCATTGATGAGACTGCATTTATAATAGCATTGTTAGTCGGACTCCCATTATATCTATCTATAAGATATTTAAAGTAGTTGTTATCTTCACCATATCCTACCCACTCTTTATTCTTATATTCTACAACTTTTGGTGTTGTATAACTACTTAAATTTATAACTCTTAAATCGTTCATACTATTATGTAATCGTTATCGTGTGATCCTGTTGTTTCATCAAATGTAAACTCTCCATTATTAATATCGTAATAATTGTTGTTAGTTTGATTAACAGTTTGATCTGTACAAAATATTTTGTCTTTATATACAACTGCACTACCATTTAGTAATGTCAAATCATAATATCTACCCTCTTTTAAAACAGGACTTATAGTAGCCGATAATCTTTTAAAATTTACATTATCTGATGCACTAACACTAGCTGAAAACACTTCTTTGTTTTTACTTGTATCTCTTAATTTCATAGTATATGAAGATACAAATACTCTAGGAATAACATCTAAGTTCTGAGCAGAAGATGATGTACTTAATACTTTCATATTAATATATCGAAATAAATCAATGATTTTGTATAGGTATAAAAAAAAAGAGGGTATAAACCCTCTCATTTTCAACTAAATTAATAATATATTAGTTTGGTGTTATCTGAGTACCCTCCGTAGCAGCATCCATAATAGATTGTGCAACAAATAATGGTGGGTTTTGCTCAGTTGACCCAAATGTTAGTGCATAACCGAAAAAATCGCCCATCCCTGCACCTGAATTAAATGTCCCACTTATTAATTCTGCACCATTCTTTTCTCCTACTAAAAAGAAATTACTGTTATAGTCAGAGACAATGATTTGTGGTCTTGAAACTGCTAATAATTTAATTTCTTCTGATGTTTCTTTTTCTTGAAAAGTTAAGTTCAATACTAAACTTGATTCATAAAAAGTAGTACCATTCTCTCTTGAAGATGTTACTGTTGTGTCTAATGTTGAATTACCTTTAACATCAAACTTCATTAGTGTTGGACTTCCAGAAATAGCAGTTACTTCTCCACCTGATGTTGTCAATCCACCAAGACCTCCAAAATCTACAAAGAATACTGCTTTAATTCCACCTACACCTGTTTTACAAGGTAAACCTCTTCCTTTTGTTAAGTTACAAGCCATAATTTTTAATTTTTATAAAAAAAGGTAAGTAGGCATATACCCCACCTACCTTTCTTATGTTAAACAATATTAAGAGTATAATACGATATCTGATCCTATTCCGTGCTGTACTCCTGCACTTCCTCTTAAAACAACTCTTACATTTTGACTTCCATCAATGTCTGCCATATCAATTAACTTAACTTCTTGCCAGTCATTTAATAGACCTGTTCCGAAGAATAAGTTAGAAGATTCTGCAGCAACCATTTTATCATTTCCTAAACCAGGAGCTGTAAATAATGGAATACCTTGAAAGTTCATCTCTGTTTTACCAACATTGTAAAGCTCTCTATATCCTAAAGCAGCTTGTGCTTGAATATAAAATTTAGCAGCACTTGTTGGAATATAGATTTTTACATCTTCTTTACCATAAACTGCACTAGGAATAGCATCTACTACTTTTCCTAATTCTGCAATTATATTTGTAGCCGAAAGTGTTGTGCCTGTTACATCAACAACATCTCCATCTGCTGCAAGTAGTGCTTGGAATCCGTTAAATTCTCCTGCGTTAGCAGTTGCACCTTGCCAAATATTTTGCTCTGTTTTTTGAGCAACTTTAGCAGCAACTTGTGCAATTAAGAAATCAGAGAATTTTTTAGGAAGATTATCGTATTGACTAAATCCCATTGACTGAGCATCCCAGTCTTGTCTGAAATCTTTTTTACATAGTTGTAAGTTTACTTGAAACTCCTCTGGTTGTAAAATTCTTTCTGTTAATGTTACATTTGAAGTTGGATCAAAGTCACAAGAAGCATCTTTTAAAATACTGTCAAGTGCAAGTTTTTTGATAACTTCTTTAAATTTGATGTTAGGTTTTATTGAAACCCCACCTTGTGATAGTGTAACTCCACTCAATAGAGCTGCAGCGATATATTCACCTGCGAACTCTCCTGCGTAAGTAGTAGTTATACTTGTTGTAGTAGCCATATCTTTTTTATTTATTTAATTATTATAATTCACCAACTGTTATTGAAGAAGCAGCGTTACCATTTCCACTTAGAAAGTAGCTAGTTCCATCAGAATGTATTTCGATGTGGTCACCGATACTTTCTGCATCATCTTCAAATGTTACTCTATCTACTGCATCAGCTTCAACGATTGCTCCGTTTACAATTACTCCACCATTAATAGTATCTCTATTGTCTGATGGTGATTGTACTACGAAGTCTGTTGAAAATGCGCCTGATACAACAAATTTTGCTTTCCACCCTGCACTTGGCGAGGGTAGTGTTACTGTATATCCTGTTCCAGAAATTTTAAATACTTTTCCAGAATCCGATAGATTTAATGATCCTGATGCTGAAATTAATTCATAGTCATCAAAAATTCTCATTACATCATCGCTTGTATGTGTTAATACTGCCATAATTATTTATTTTTGTTTATTAAAGTTTCCATCACTCTATCTAAAGTTGATGTTTTTCTGTTTTTAGCAAACCTAAATTTTGGTGCAGATTCTTTATTTTCTGGACTGTGTTTAATTGGTTTACTTGCAGGTTCTTGGCTACTCATTTCAACTGCAACTTCTGTTGCAACCTGTGATGCCATTTCATCCTTTTCTTTATCTTTGTTATCCATCATATCCTGAATGCTTTTTTTAAGGTCATCCATTTCTTTACGAAATTCTTCTTTCGTTACATATTTCATCTCATCTTTTTCCTTTTCATCATCTTTTTTATCTTCCTTGTCATTTTCTTTTTCTTCTTCTTCTTCTTCTTCTTTTAGATTTGATATCATACCTTCTTCTTCTACATTTAAAGTCCTACCATCTTCTAGTTTATATTCTCCTACTGGAAGTGGTATTCTTTCATCATCTGACAGAATAAAAACTTCTTTTCCACTTTCAAATAATTCTGCTTCTAAAACAGTTCCATTATCAAGTGATAATTTTTCTAATTGTACGTTTTCCATACCTAGTAAATTTTTAATTTGTGATAATAATTCTTGTGATTTCATACTTATTTAACAACAAGTATAAATTATTTTGCATTTAA